GGGGTAAATAGCATGGCTTACCAAGACGAATCAGGAAGTAACAACAAGATTAACGAGGTGATCAAGTTCTGGCGCTTGGTCAACGATGCCGACTCCACCAACCGAGCAGAAGCCTTAAACGACATCAAGTTTGCCGCTGGCGACCAATGGCCTGTCGAGATTCAGAACAGCCGTAACCTTGAATCCCGCCCATGTTTGACCATCAACAAGATTGATGCTTACATTCGTCAAGTGACCAATCAGCAAAGGATGCAACGCCCCCGCATCAAGGTGCATCCTGTGAATAACTTGGCAGACTACAAGATTGCCCAAGTGATCGAGGGCATTACCCGCCATATTGAGGTCAACTCCAACGCAGACACAGCCTATGACACAGCGTTTGATTACGCAGTTCGCATGGGATGGGGTTATTGGCGCATCAACACAAAGTATGTGAGCGAGACTTCCTTTGATCAGGAAATCTTTATTGATGCTATTGACAACCCGTTCACAGTCTATTTCGACCCTAACTCTGTTCTTCCAGATGGCTCTGATGCAGAGCGTTGCCTGATTACCACAGTGATGGATAAGAAGATATTTAGGGAATATTACCCTGATGCTGATGATGGGGCTAACTTTCTGCAACGTTCCACAGGTGACGACACAGGCGCATGGATCACCAAAGAGGACATTCGGGTTGCTGAATTCTTCTATATCGAGCGTGAAAGAGCCAAACTTTATTTGCTCAGTGATGGCACATCAGGCTTTGCCGACTCAGACAACTTCTTTGCCCGTGTAGAGGCATCGGGACTCACAGTCATTGATGAGCGTGACAGCTTTCGCAAGGCAGTAAAGTGGATGAAATGCACCGCTTTAGAAATCCTTGAGGAAAAGACATGGGCGGGTAAATACATCCCTGTTGTTCCATGTTATGGCGCACAAGTGATCATTGATGACAAGCGTAAAAAGTACGGCTTGGTGAGGTTTGCTAAAGACCCACAGCGGATGTACAACTTCTGGCGCACATCCATGACAGAAAGTGTCGCCCTTGCACCCAAAGCTAAGTGGCTGCTTGCCGAGGGTCAAGATGAGGGTCACGAGAACGAATGGGCAATGGCTAACATCAAGTCAACCCCTGTTCTGCGCTACAAACAGAAAGACATTGAGGGTCAACCCGCACCCGCACCAACCCGACTTCAGCCTGAACCACCACCAACAGGCATCATGGAGGCGGCTGGCGCTATTTCCGCAGACTTACAGATGGTTTTGGGTGTTCTTGACCCCAACCAACTGCCAAGCGGAAACATTTCAGGCAAGGCTTTACAGGGTCAACAGAACCAAGTTGATCTGTCAAACTTCCACTTCTACGACAACATGACCCGTTCCATTCGTCAGACGGGCAAAATTATCTTGGATTTGATCCCCAAGATTTACGACACCGAGCGAGTGATGCGAATTATTGGCTCAGATGGTCAGCCCGACATGACCACCATCAACCAAGCCAACGCAATTGGTGAAGTGCTGAATGATGTGACTGTGGGTGAATATGATGTGGTGATGGACACAGGGCCTGGCTTCCAAACCAAGCGCCAACAAGCCGTTGAAAGCATGATGCCGTTGCTTACAGGCAATGCAGAACTGTTCAACATTGCGGGTGATTTGGTGTTCAGGAACATGGACTTCCCAGGCGCTGATGTGATCGCAGACCGCCTTGCCGCCATGAACCCCTTGGCTCAGATTGATGAGAAATCAGACGTTCCACCTGAAATTCAGATGCAGTTGGCTCAGTCTAAGCAGATGATTGAGCAGTTACAGCAACAATTGCAAGCCGCTGGTCTTGAGATCAACAATCGGATGCAAGTGGCTCAGATCAAAGAGGAAGGCGCTACCAAGCGCAAACTCATGGATGTCACCGCAAGAGCGCACAACACAGAGACCATTAACGAAGCAAAAGTTAATCAAACCAACGTCAAAGCAGTTACTGAGCAGAATAAATCTGAGATTGATGCGTTGGTCAAAATGCTTATTGCAAGGATGCCTCCCAATCAATTGTTGGCTGAGATCGACCGCTTAAATGCTGAACAACAGCAGTTTGCAATGGGTGCGGCAATGGACATTGATCACGAACAAAATCCATTTATGCAACAATAATTGACAGATAATGAATTAGGGTAAATAATTACTCAAACCTTACCAGTGAGGCTCATTGGGAAAATTCTTTGAGGAAACTCAATGTCAGAAGTTCAGGAAGTGCAAGTAGCACAACCAAAGGTAGCCGCTAACGTGGTTACAAGTGAAAATTTAGCTGAATTTAACGCTAAGAGAATGGGTTTAGCTGATTCAACGCTTAGCGAGGCTGCACCTAGTGCAGAGCCGCAAGAGGTCGATAATGGGCAGAGTGAACCAGTTGAAGCGTCAGAGGAAGCGACAACAACAGAGGATCGAAAACGAAATCCTAAGTTGGAAATTCGGTTTGAGAAGATAACCAAGCAACGTGAGGAAGCAAGGGCGGAAGCCCAGCGGGAACGTGAAGCAAGGGAATCTTTAGAAGCCAAGGTCAGGGAACTTGAAAGCAGAAGTCAGCCCCAAAAGGTTGAAGTTGCTGAAGAACCAAGACCAGAGCAGTTCACTGATATGTATGAATATGCGAAAGCATTGACAGACTATAAAGTGGATCAGCGATTGAGTGAGGAAAAGCAAAAGGAAGCACTAGCTAAAGTAGAGGCTCAAAGGCAACAAGTGATCAACACTTGGGCAAAGCGAGTTGAATCTGCCAAAGCTGAGATGCCTGATTTTGAGGCGATGGTTGGGTCAGCAGACGTTGTTGTGAGCAACGAAGTGCGTGACGCAATCTTTGAATCAGATGTTGGCCCTCAAGTGCTATACCACTTGGCTGAGAATCCCGAAATTGCCGAAAAACTGCAAGGCATGACAGTCACATCCGCATTGAGAACTATTGGGAGATTGGAGGCTCAGTTTGCAAAAGCCGAGACTCAGACAAAGCCTGTTGTTGGGAAAAGTAAAGCGCCAGCACCGATTAATCCGATCAGGTCTGCGGCTAATGGGCGTGATGTGAATCTGACTTCCGATGGGAATTTTCATGGTTCGTATCAGGCTTGGAAAGCGGCAAGACTTGCAGGGCGAATCCGCTGACATAAACCCATTCTTTTAAGGAAATAAAATGAGCAATAATCTGCTTACCATCTCCATGATTACCAACGAAGCGTTGATGGTCTTGGAAAACGAGTTGACTTTCTCCTCTGAAGTTGACCGCAACTATGATGATCAATTCGCTGTTTCAGGCGCAAAGATCGGTAACACCTTGAACGTTCGTAGACCAGGCCGTTTCATCGGCACTACTGGCCCTGCCTTGAACGTTGAGGACTTTAACGAGACTTCTGTTCCCGTTACCTTGTCCACTCAGTTTCACGTTGACACACAGTTCACCACACAAGACTTGACTTTGAGCCTTGATCAGTTCTCTGATCGTGTGTTGAAGCCCGCTGTTGCCGCTGTAGCCAACAAGATTGACTTTGATGGTCTGACAATGGCTAAGAACGCAACTGCTAACATCGTTGGCACTGCTGGCACTCCTCCCACATCCTTGCTCACCTACTTGACCGCTGGTGCTTACTTGGATGCTGAAGGCGCACCCCGTGATGGTCGTCGTTCATGTATCGTTGAGCCTTTCACAGGCGCAACCATTGTGGACAGCTTGAAGGGTTTGTTTGTTCCATCCGATGTGATTGGCAAGCAATACCAAAAGGGCATGATGGGTCGTGACTCTGCTGGCATGAACTGGAAGATGGATCAGAACGTTGTGAACCAAACATTTGGTTCATACGCTACTGCTACATTGTCTTGCGCTACCACCACTGGCACTGGCTTCTTGTCAACTGGTTGGGCGCAAACCTCTACCATTGCTTTGACAGCCGCTACAGCAACCGCTGGTCTCAAGCAAGGCGATGTGATCCAGATCGCTGGCATTTTCGCAGCCAACCCACAGAATCGTTCTGCTTACGGCTCTGGCAAACTGCGTAACTTTGTCGTGACCGCTGATGTGACTGTTGCCACCTCTGGCACTACCTCTGTGACTGTCAGCCCCGCTGTCATCACTGGTGGTCAGTTCCAAAACGTGGTTGTTGCTTCTACAAGCGCATCTGCTGTTGTGACTCCATTCAACAACACTGGCACTACTTCACCGCAGAACATTGTTATGCACAAAAATGCATTTACCTTGGCAACTGCTGACTTAGAATTGCCTGATGGCGTTGTGTTCGCTGGTCGTGCCTCTGACAAAGAGTTGGGACTTTCCATGCGTGTGATTAGGCAATATACAATTAATAACGATTCCATTCCGACTCGTGTTGATGTGTTATATGGCTGGGCTCCTCTATACCCCGAACTCGCTTGCCGAGTTGCGGCTTAATTAACTTAGAAAGGAAAATGCATCATGGCTAATCCAGGCGCAGCGACCACAGTCTCCAATCACCCAAGCAACTTGGCAACCAATCAGGCTTTACGCTTGATCGCCTCTGCTCAAGGTGTCAACCTCAACGCAGTTGCAGACACCATTGCCCCCATCTTGGGTGCTGGTAACGTCAGCGTACAAAGCATTATTGTTGCAAATGCAAGCATCAGCTTGACTACCGCACAATTGGCTGTGTACACAGGCGCTGGTGCAACAGGCACAGCCGTTAAATCAGCTTACGCATTGTCGGGTAACAACTCGACTACCGCAGTAGTTGTGACAGCGGCAACCTCTACCAACTCAATTGCAGGATCACCCCTGTATATTCGTTGTACGACAGCCCAAGGCGCAGCGGCTACGGCTGATGTGTTTATTTATGGCTATGACCTCTCTTTCTTGCCTTAATCTGGCATGAAATAATTGAAAAGGCTACCCTCAAAAGGGGTGGCTTTTTCTTTTTATAAGCCTATAATTTGTTGAACCTACTGAGGAACATAAATGTCAACTGTCAACGCATTTACCCCTAGAGGGCAGACTTATCTTGTCACAACATCTGATGTTCAAATCAAGACACAAGATAACGCAAATGCTCTTTCTTATCGCATCCGCAATCTGTCAACAAATACAGCCTATTTTGGTTGGAAACCCGCTGATCCAACGGGTGCGGCTGTTGCGGTTGGAACTGTTACAACTCCCACAGCGGGAAGCCCATCACAGAACGTGATTGGGATGTTCCCTGAATCGGTTGAAGTGTTTACTTTGCCCCCTAACGTTTGGTTGAAATCGGACACTGCCAACGCTTTTGAAGTGATTGCGGGTGAGGGCATATGATTAGGGGTTTTGGTATCAGAGCTTATCGCTTTATGTGTACGCTTGGCAGTGCCAAGGTAAATGGCGTTCTCTTGCTAGAAGATGGATTCGACCTTTTGCAAGAAGATAACGGCAAACTTGTTTTGGAGTAATCTAAATGGCTGTTAATCTCTCTCCCGTAGGTGGCGTTGCCGCACAGTTCTTTGACAACGATGGCAATGTTCTGTCGGGTGGCAAGATTTTCACTTATTCCGCAGGGACTAACACCCCTGCCGCAACTTACACAACTTCAGCGGGTTCAATTGCCCACTCTAATCCAATCATTTTGGATTCTGCGGGTCGTGTGCCAAGCGGTGAAATTTGGCTGACTGATGGCATCAATTACAAGTTTGTTCTGAATAATTCAAGCAACGTTTTAATTGGCACTTACGACAACATTAGTGGCATCAATTCCAACTTTATTTCGTTTACCAATAGCCAACAGATCATCACGGCTACGGCTAATCAGACAGTGTTTAATCTGTCTATCAACTATCAGCCAGGCACTAACAGTTTGTCTGTCTTTGTTGATGGTGTGAACCAGTACGGGCCAGGCGCACAGTACGCATACACCGAGACTGATAGCGATACTGTGACCTTTGTGTCGGGTCTCCATGTGGGCGCACAAGTTAAGTTCACCACAACCCAGCAACAAGGCGCTGGTGCTGTGGACGCTTCGCAAGTTTCTTACACGCCCGCTGGTACTGGTGCTGTACCAACCAATGTGCAAGCCAAGTTACGTCAGACTGTCAGCGTCAAGGACTTTGGTGCTGTGGGTGACGGCACAACTGATGACACAACTGCAATTCAAGCAGCTATTAATTCTGGAAATTCTTTGTATTTTCCAAAAGGAACTTATGCTGTCAACTCGGCTTTATATCCAATAAGCGACACCACATGGTATGGCTTTAAAGCAGCAACATTAAAATGGACAACCAGTGCTTGTCTTATTGATGTGCAGTCAAAAAACAACTGGGTAATTGATGGACTTGTTGTTGATGGAAATTTTACTGCTTACAGTGTTGTTGGCGCACAAACTCCTTGGGGAATTAGGTTGGAATCTTCAACCAACATACTCATAACAAACTGCGTATTTAAAAATCTTTATCGAATTGGAATTTGTGTTGGTCATCAATCAGCAACTCAGTGTTCCAACGTAACCATTCAAAATAATGTGATTCACAATTGCGGTTCTTTAACAGATCCGTCACCTGGCTTTGGAAATGGTATTGCAATTATTTCTGCTTCTCAAGTTGCAATTTTAAACAATTACATTTACGACATTAACGGAAGCGGTGGAAACGCAACTGCGGGAATTGATCTTGAACCTGATCCAGCATGGAATTGTTCTGATATTGAAATAGCGTTTAATAAAATTACTAACGTTTTAAATGCATCAGGTATTCAGTTGTACCCAGGTGGAACGCCATTTACGGGTGATTGGAACAACATCAGTATCCACGACAATGTAATTAAATCCACAGGAACGGCACAAGGAATTGCTTGCACTGAATTTGGAATTACATACATTAGAGACAATTTTTTAGAGCAAACACAAGGTATTTTGGTTAAACGCTATCAAGCCAGTGAAGTAGCGATTGAAGGAAACGATATTCGTCAGGTAACAACTGGCGGTTATGGTATTCGTATACAAGATGGAATTGCCGCAGCAACAATTCGTGGAAATTCAATTCGAAATGTTGCTGGCGTTGGCATCCAATGTGATATGTATGATTTGGTTACAGGAATGAACCAAAAGGGATGCGTCATTACAGACAATGATTTGCAAAACATAAACTCACATGGAATTGCAATTACCGCAGGAAATTTTGTAGTTTCCAACAATGTTCTTGTAGGATGCTCAGTTACAAATACCAGTGGTTACTTTATAACAAGTATTTCTGGAACACCTTACACATCTATCAATGGTTTTATTGGTGGAAACACAATGGTTCAAGTTGGCGTTTATACAATAAATGCTTTTATTCGTGCGGAAGGCGATGTATTTGACAATGTGGTGTTTGGGTCAAATACTTTTGTTGGAGCAGCGCTAACTTACCTTACGACTTCATTGGGCGGTAGGTGTCCAGGCGTATACATGGATGTTACGCCTACTGGTGGCACTTGGAAAGTTGGAGATGTGGTTAACAAACTAACTCCAACTGCTGGTGGAACAATTGGTTGGGTGTGTACGACTGCTGGAACGCCAGGAACATTTAAAACATTTGGCGCTATTAGCGCATAGGAGTAATTATGGCTGATAAAAAAATCTCTGCTCTAACTGGTGCAACAACACCTCTTGCGGGTACTGAAGTATTACCAATTGTTCAAAGTGGCGCTACAGTTAAAGTCAGTGTTGACAATTTAACTGTTGGGCGTGATGTTACCGCAAAAAGTTTAAAAGTTACGCTTGGCAATTTAAATGATACTGTTAATCTGACTAATGCTAATGGTGCTTTTGGAAACTGGACTGCACTAGGTGCGGGGTTGCTTATTCAACAGAAACTAAGCGCCCCTTACGAATGTGTTATGCAAACAGCAAATGCTGCAAACAGTTTTCAATTTCCGCTAAGTTTAAATCCCTCTGGTGGTGATGTATCAATTGGATCTAATTTAGTCATCGGCACATCTGGCAAAGGCATCGACTTTTCTGCCACATCAGGCACAGGCACAAGCGAGTTGTTGGCTGACTATGAAGAAGGTACTTGGACACCAGGCATAACATTTGGCGGTGCAAGCGCTGGCGTGACTTACACCAGTACCCAAGGCTATTACACAAAAGTTGGAAATGTTGTTACTGTAAGTTGCTACATTAACATGAGCAATAAAGGCTCTTCAACAGGCGTTGCACGAATTACAGCTTTGCCATTTACTTGTGCAAATAATGCAGCCGCTTATGCCGCACCATCTTTATTTTTTGCAAATTTGACATTTACTGGTCAAGTAAACGCATATGTAAATATTAACGATACTACGATTGACTTATTTAATACTTCTGTTCTTGGAGCTGCAAGCGCCTTAACAGATACAAATTTTGCCAATAACACAGGTATTATTATAAATTTGACATACAGAGCCATTTAAGGAAACACGATGTCACTTACAAAAGTATCCTACTCAATGATAACTGGTGCGCCAGTAAATGTGCTGGACTATGGAGCAGTAGGCGATGGTACAACCAATGATGTTGCTGCTATTCAAGCTGCAATAGCTAGTGGCGCTAAAGCTATTGTTTTTCCAACGGGAACATACAACTGCGGAAACGTATCTGCTGCTCAAATATTGTTTTCACTTAACGGTAGTGCTGGCCCAATTTCCATTACCAACATTGGTAACGTAAAGTTTGTTTGTACAACAACTGACTCAAGCATTCCAACTTTTTTTCAAATTTCCAATGCCGTCAATGTTTCAATTGGTTCGTTTTCTTTCCAAGATTTGGGATACAACAATGCAATTACTTGGAAGGGTGCAGCAGGAATTAGGCTTTCTGTTACTGATGGCAACCCAATACAAAACGTCAGCATTCAATCTATTTACGCAAAAAACCTAGTTAATCCAATTGTTGTTTCTGGAACGTCTACAACGCGCTGCACAGGCATAAACATTGGGACACTTTTTGCTGATAACTGCTATTACGGGTTAAATCTACAAAACAACGGTGACTTTTGCACTGTCGGTTTGCTTTATGCAAAAAGTTGTTTGCGGTCTAGCTTTATTTATGGGGTTACTGATTATCGGGCTAACATTTACAGCGACACAAACCTACTAGCAAGTTCTGATTGTTTGATTTCTGCTTACGCTACAGGGTACGACACCAATAACGTAGCCATAAAATACACCGCAAGAAACCCAACAAATGTTACTTCTTTTGTGTCCATGCAGATTTTTGGTGAAAGTTCTAGAACAATCAGCAATGTTGAATTAGACCTAGATGTTGTCTCGGCAACTGGCGCTGATTTAATTACAATGAGGGCTTATAACATAGCGGGAACGGTAGAAAACACGGGCGCTACTACTAACATCTGGACTGGCATAAAAACTCGTTTTGTTGGTAGCACCGCTGGTTCTTCTCTTATTGCGCTGTATTGTTTGCCAAATACAAAAGGTAATATTGATATTGGATCAGGAATTCCTTTTAGCTTCTTACTTGGCATAACGCAAAACTTTTCTTTAACAAACTCGCCAACGGGAACTTTTACCCCCGCAATTGTTGGATCTGGAACGGCTGGTGTTGGAACTTATTCAACGCAATCAGGAAGATTCACAATTATTGGCAATAGAGTTTTTTACGACATTAATTTAGTTTGGTCGGCTCACACGGGTGCAGGGCCATCTATGAGTGTTTCAGGTCTGCCAATAAAATGCAATGCTTCAGCAAACTACCCAGCTTCAGCAACAGTATTTAGCAACATTGTTGTTGGCGCTGGTAAACAGTTAGGTGCGGCTGTTGTGATAAATGACACTGTTATTGAACTTTATGCACAAGATGTAGCTGGGGGAGCAATAGCATCACTAGCTTTTGATACTGCTGGTACTTTGTATTTATCAGGTAACTACGAAATCTAAAGAAACCTTAACCCGTACCAGTTCGGACAACTGGAAACCTTAATGTTTGACTGGATGGTCAGGCTGGAAACAAGGAAATATTATGACTCTTGAAAAACAAATCACTGTTGATCTAATTGAAGTTGTCGAATCTGGCGTAATCCAAGTTCGCACCAAGACCGCTATCCTTGAAGATGGCAAAGCAATCAGCAGCCAATTCCATCGTCACGTTGTCGTGCCTGGTGCTGACGTAAGCGCTGAAGATGCCAAAGTGCAAGCCATTTCCGCATCTATCCACACACCTGAAGTGATTGCCGCTTACCAAGCCGCACAAGAAGCCGCTAAACTGCCTGAATAAGGATAGAAAATGACTCAGCCGATTGACATTATCACCAGAGCCATGAAGGACATTGGCGCTATTGCCGCTGGTGAAGTGCCAACGGCTGATGAGGCGCAAGATGCTCTAGATATGCTGAACGATATGTGCGCCCAATGGTCAAATGAGAACATGATGGTGTTCTATCGTTCGGAAATCATCTTTCAAACGACACAAAACCAAGTTCAATACACCATTGGCCCAAGCGGTCAGATGGGCGCAACCTTTACAGGCTCAATTTCAGGAACAACTTTGACAATCCCCGCTAATGGAGTGACTGCGGGTGGTGTCAATATCGGAATGACTTTGAGTGGCACAGGCATAACGCCAGGCACTCGGATTGTAGCGTTCCTAACGGGCGCTGGAGGCAATGTGAACGAGGGTGGCACATACACTGTCAGCCCAAGCCAAACAGCCTCTAGCACAACGATTACAGCCTACTATGAGCGCCCCCTGACGATTGAATCAGGCTTTGTTCGTGTAGCTACGATGCAAGGCGGCTCAAACATTGCGGGTGGTTACTTAGACTATCCTTTGACGATCTTCAGCCTTGAAGAATACGAATCAATTGGTATTAAGCAATTGAACGGGCCTTGGGCAAAGGGTATTTACTACCAACCCTCAGAGTTGTTGGGTACGATTTATGTTTACCCTAACCCATCTCAGGGTGAGTTGCACTTGTTTACTCAGACAATCTTCAGGGAATTTAACAGCCTGAACGACACCATCCAACTACCACAAGGCTACAACATGGCTTTGCGGTGGTGCTTGGCTGAAAGACTCTTGCCGATGTTTGGCAAGGTGAATCAAGTTCAGATCGGATTGATCAACGCATATGCAGCACAAGGCAAGGCAACGATCAAGCGCACCAATATGCGCCCTGTACAGATTGCACGATACCCTGACAGTCTCATGGTGGGTCGTGCCAAAGACGCTGGCTTCATCATGGATGGAGGCTTTAGATAATGGCAGACTTTGGCTTTGTTGGCACATCCTACACCGCCCCATCAATCTACCAAGACGATCAGGAGTGCATCAATTTCTTTGCTGAGATTGATCCTACCAAACAGCCTGGTGAGCGAGGGATTGTGGCGCTGTACCCAACGCCAGGTCTTACGCTAAGAACCCAACTTGCCCAATTTCAAGTGCGTGGCTTGCACACCATGTCGGGTGGGCAAATTCTGATTGCGGTGGCGGGAAACATTGTTTATCAAGTCAACCTTTCAATGGTGGCAACTCAGATTGGCACTTTGACCACCACAACTGGTCAAGTCTCCATTTCTGACAACATCACCACTGCAAATGGTTTGATTGCTTACATTGTGGATGGGCCAAACCGCTACACATGGATTGCTTCCACAAACACTTTTGCAACGCTACCAAGCACTGATGGCCCGTGGCAAGGCGCTACTGTTGTGGATGTGATCGACAACTACAACATCTATAACGAGCCAAACTCACAGAATTGGGCTTGTACTGATCTAGGCTCAAGACTATCCACTCAGGCGCTTTACGGCACTTCTGATGGCTCATCAGACCTATTGGTGACGCTGATTGCAGACCGCAGACAAGTCTATTTGATGGGTGAGACAACCACCGAGGTTTGGACAGATGTGGGCAATGTGATTGCTGGCATCACGACTTTCCCATTCCAACGAGTGCCTGGCACGTTTAGCCAAACAGGATGTGGTGCTAAATACTCTGTCGCTAGATTTGCCGACTCTTTTGTGATCGTTGCAAAAGACACAAGGGGTAACTCCACTATTGAGATGATGTCGGGCTATGCTTGGCAGAGGATTTCCACCCATGCTGTTGAGCAGTCTTTGCTCAATCAAGTGGTGTCAGATGCCGTGGCTTACACCTATCAAATTGAAGGTCACGAAATGTATGTGGTGACTTTTCCATCTATCGGAAATGGCCTCACATGGGTTTATGACCTATCCACAAAGTCATGGCACAAATGGCTTTCTTGGGATTCTGCCAACGCTGTTTATAAGCGCCATCGTTCCAACTGCGGTGCTTATTTCAATAATATGTACATCGTAGGCGACTACGAGAACGGCAAGCTGTACAGCTTAGAGAATGAGGTTTACACCGATGATGGTGCGACCATTAGGCGTTTGCGTAGAGCAAAGCACCTGACTACTGACTTACAGAGGCAGTATTTTGAGGAATTCCAAATACAGTTTCAGCCAGGCGTTGGTTTGAATGTTGGTCAAGGTCAAGACCCCCAAGCCATGCTGCGGTGGTCAAACGATGGCGGCTCTACATTCTCAAACGAGCATTGGGTGACTATTGGCAAGATTGGTCAATATCTAAATCGAGCCATTTGGAGGCGCTTGGGATGGTCAAGAGATAGAATCTTTGAGGTTGTGATTTCTGATCCTATTAAAGCGGTGATTGTTTCTGCAAATCTAAAAGCAAGCGCAGGGGATAACTAATGGCTACGGCACTTCCAAATGCCAACATTAACATCCCGTATTCGCCTTTTTTAGATGAAAACACGGGTCGCCCCTCACAGGCGTGGTTGCAATGGCTGATGAATCCATCGGTCATTTCTATAAATAGTGGCAGTGCTATACCCGTCACTTCAGGTGGAACTGGTCTCACAACCATCCCCACAAATGGTCAATTACTGATTGGCAATGGAACAGGCTATACCCTAAACACATTGGGCGCTGGCACAGGCATATCTGTCACCAATGGTTCAGGAACAATTACGATTGGCAACACGGGTGTTCTTAGCTTTTCTGCGGGAACTACAGGGCTAACCCCAAGCACCGCATCAACTGGTGCAGTCTCATTGGCGGGAACTTTGATTGCGGCTAATGGTGGCACAGGGTTTGGCTCTTACGCTATTGGCGATTTGCTTTATGCCAATACCACAACCACTTTGGCTAAATTGCCTGATGTTGCAACGGGTAATGCTTTGATTTCAGGCGGTGTTGGTGTTGCACCATCTTACGGGAAGATTGGTCTAACAACCCATGTATCAGGCATTTTGCCTGTTGCCAATGGTGGAACTAACGTTGCCACAGCTTCTGCAAATACTGTGTTCGCTGGCCCAACATCGGGCGCTGATGCACCTCCCGCATTTAGGGCGTTGGTTGCGGCTGATATTACAGGGCTGACCTTTTCAGCACCCGTTACAAAAACTGCTGATTTCTCAGTTGCGGTAAGTGATCTGTGGTTGATCAACAATAAATCGGGTTCAACTTGCACTGTTACGTTACCTACAGCATCGGCTTACACAGGTCGGATATTGCATTTTCAGAACTATCAAGTTCAGGCTTTGGTGTCAGCTTCAAGTAATGTTGTGCCAATTGCGGGCGGGGCTGCGGGTACGTCTATTCTTGTTGCAAGTTCAGGCGACCAAGCCACTTTAGTTTCTGATGGAACTAATTGGTTGATGACTCAATACATCCCAAATAATATTCTTTTGTTGGAAACATGATGAACGATTTAGAATTTCCAAACCATGTTTCCCGTGAGCAAGTTGAGCGCCTCCAAGCGGAAATGGCGACCATGCCACAGGCCGAATTAACGACAGAGCATCAGTTCAGCCCAGGTATGTATTTGCGGAAAGTCTTTCGACCCGCTGGCACTTTAATTGTGGGCAAAGTTCATAAAGAACCCCACTTTTTTTTATGTGCAAAAGGCGAGATAATAGCGTGGACTGAAAATGGAATGAAAAGGCTTCAGGCGGGGGATGTTGTGGAATCCAAGCCTGGCACTAAGCGGGTGACTCTGGCTGTGACAGATGCGATTGGCATCACTATTCACAAAACAGATAAAACCGATCTTGATGAAATTGAAGCTGAATTGATTGAGCCAGATACAACCGCACTTTTTGATGCCAATAATGAAATCAAAAAATTAAGAACTGAAGGGGAATAATATGACTTTTGTAGCAGTAGCAATTGGTGGATCAGCCCTATTGGGTTACATGGGGTCAAGAAAACAAGCTAAAGCCGCAGAAAGTGCTTCTCAACTTCAATATGAAGCAACTCAAGACGCTGCCAAACAACAGCGTGAGATGTTTGACATCCTTAATGCACAGCAAGCACCTTATCGTGAAGCTGGTTATGGGGCGTTAAATCAGATCAATACGATGTTGCCATCCTTTACTAGGGAATTTACATCTGCTGATCTAATAAAAAACTTAGACCCAAGTTATCAATTCATGCTTCAGCAAGGATTAGGTGCTACGGGTCAAGCCATGAATGTTGGCGGTGGTGGCTCTAACGTGGATTTGGCAAGACAAAGATTTGCTCAAGAATATGCCAAAACAGGCGCACAACAGGCTTTTACCAATTACCAAAACCAACAGTCAAACATTTATAACAGATTGGCAAGCCTTGCGGGTATCGGTCAAACGGCTCAGTCTCAAGCCAATACTTTGGGTTCAAACACTGCAAACGCATTAAGCCAGTTGGGTATCGGTGGCGCTTCTGCTTTGGGTGCGGGTCAAGTGGGTGCGGCTAATGCAATGGCTGGCGCTTATGGCAACATTGGAAATGCTCTAACATTGTCAAGTTTGTTGACCCCGCAAGGTGGGGGTGGCATAACGCCAGGCGGGGCGACAGTCATGAACCCTGCGTTAAGCCCCTATTTCACACCTACACCACCTCCAGTAGGCTGATTGGATAAAAAATGGCAGATTTAAGCATTACCCCTGTTGCAACTCAGATTAAGCCTGTGCCAGGCATGAGCCTTGGTGACATGATAAATGTCGCCCGTGGCGCACAACAGTATCAGCAAGCGGCTCAGATAAATCCTTTGGCGCTTCAGCAACAACAACAAACGACTCGCACAGGCGAGATTGCTTTGAGCGTTGAAGAACAAAGAGATAGAGAGCGTTTAGCCATGCAAAGAGTGATGTCTGATCCATCACTTTATTCAACTAATGGCAAATATGATCCCGCCAAAGCAACAGCAATTGCAACTCAAGTTGCCCCGTTGACGGGTTTGGCATATCTCAAAGATATGGCGGGTTCTTTTGGCGCACAAGAAACATTTAAAACTGCGGCAACGGGTGCTGAATCTTCTGCAATGGATTTTGCCAATAAGCAAGTCAATGCTATTGCGGGTCGTTTGACAAGTCTGATCAACAATCCTTTAATTATTGCTGCCGAGCAAAATCCTCAAGCGGTTAATGCCAATCAACTGGCAGAAATTATCAAAAATTATGGCGAAGATCAAGCATCTGCATTGGGTATGTCAAAAGACAAAGCTAGTCAATTGATGCAACCTTACTTAGATCAAACAAAAAACCCTGCGGGGATTCGTCAGTTCTTAAAAGACAAGTTGTTAAGCACTTTGGATCAAGGATCACGGCTTACCGCCATGCAACCTACTGGTGTGGGTGTTAGTACTGGTGCGGGTGGTGCTACTGTTCAGACGGGTCAGTTTGGCCCTTATGCGCCTGGTCAAGCCTTGCCTGGCACAACGTTCGAGACTCAAATCCCACCAACACAACAAATTGTTACCCCAACAGGCCAAACTCAATTGATTGGCCCAATGTCTCAACGTGGCAATCAGCCTATGGTTACAGGTCTTGGCCCTGCTCAAACAACCCTTTTGAGCGCTAGTGCGGCAACTATTGGCGGAGACTTGCAAACGACTGTTAGAGAAGCCGCAGAAGCGCCTGGTCGTGTCGCCATCTTTCAGAACATCAAAAAGTTTACCCCCGATGCTTTCACAGGCGTTGGTGGTCAACGAAAAGAATTGGCTGCGGGTATTCTTAACGCTATTGGCATCCCTGCTTATGAAGCTGAAAAAGTCAGCACCGAGCAATTGGCAAAGAATTCTGCTCTGTTGACTTTGGCGGGTGGTAATACAGATGCGGCAAGGGCTTTGGCTGAAGTTGCTACTCCCAACAAAAAGCTAGACGCAAAAGCAATTCTTGCCATTGCTGATCAAATGATTGGCATTGAGAACATGAAAATTGCAAGGGCTAATTATTTGACTCCTGTTCAAAATGATGCGACTCAATATGGTCAGCGTAAATTGCAGTTTGATCAGATTGCCGACCCCCGCCTTTTCCAAGAAATGACTGCCCAAGATGTTGCCAAATTAAAGGCTTCCATGTCTGCGGCAGAACAGGCAGAATTGACCCGTAAGATTCGTTTGGCACGACAAATGGGGATTATTCGATAATGGCAACACTTGCTGAACTGTGGGAAGCGGAAGCCCCAGCGCCAGTTAAAAGCGCAAAAGTTCCATCTCAAGATCAAGCAATGCGTGACAAAAGCCGAATGGATATTCTCCAAGCGGAAATGAAAAGCGCCCAAGAAAGACTTGCTAGAGGCGATGCTAGAGCGCAAAGAGACATTGAGGCTTTGACCCGTGAGATGGGTGGCAAGGTTGCCCGTACAACGCCAGCAGCCCCCTCTGCCGCACCTACTGCCACACCTACTGCCGCCCCCACAAGTGGCACATTGGCTGATCTGTGGGAATCAACCCCTGCGGCTGGTCAGCCAGGCGCACCTAAAGAACAAGTCACAGAAGAAAAAAAGCAAGGTGGAACTGCCGTAGGTCGCAAGGCGGCTGAGTTGCTTGGGCAAACACAGAAAGCTAAACAAGAGTTTGGTGCAAGTGTTGCATCATTGGCTGATGTGACTGTGGGCGGGATTATCCCAGGCATTACAGGCCCTGTGACTTACGCTGGCGCACGATTCATTGGCAAGACACCAGAGCAAGCCGCAGCCCTTGAGCAAAAGGTTGTCGGTGCTACTGAGAAGCCGTTTGGCAAGTTATTTGGCGTGACCGAGACTCAAGCCTACAAAGGCGAAGCAAGCCGACAATTGATGGACTTCATTGGTCAAAACATTAACAAAGGTGCTGAGTGGATTTCTCAAAAAACAGGCTTGCCTGTCAGCGATGTCCAAAACATGATGGGGACTGCGACTGTGGCGGCAGCCCCCGCAGTTAGCAAAGCGGCAACCACCACTGCAAAAGTTATTCAAGAGACCGCCCCTGTTGTGGGTAAGAAATTAGGCGTTGGCGAATTGCAAGTTCAGCCCGCTGCCCCACCAACTGCCCCATCTGGCGGCATGGTGAGTGCTGGCGCTGCGGTCGTTCCCGATGTCACCACAATTAAGCAAGCCTTGTCTGTGGCTACTCCTGAACTACAACAAGCCATTTCCTCAATCCCTGTTGACAAGGTAAACATCCCAACCTTGCAACGGCACATTGAGGCTGACACATTGCCTGTTCCCGTTCGTTTGACAGAAGGCCAAGCCACTGGTGATGTGGTCAAGTTGTCTAACGAGCAAAACAGGCGTGGTAAAGACCCTGTGTTGGCTCAACGATTTAATGAACAGAATGGTCAGCTTGTTGAGAATCTTGGTTTGATTCGTGACAAAGCCGCCCCTGATGTGTACGGCACAAAGAAGATTGAGAACAGCCAAGGCATTATTGATGCCTATAAAGAGTTGGACACCAATCTAAACAAAGGAATTGATGCAGATTACCAAGCCTTGCGTGATGCCGCTGGTGGTCAATTCCCTGTTGATGCCCCTCAATTGCTCAAAAATGTACAGTCAAAACTTAAAAAAGAATTGTTGTCTAACGAAGCACCAGCGGGTCAGTTTAGTGAATTGAAACGATTGGCTGACAGCAACGCTATGACCTTTGAGGATTATTTGTCTCTGAGGCGAAATCTTGGCGCTATTGCTAGAACAAGCCAAGATGGAAACACTCGCAAAGCCGCCAGTTACATGATTGAAGAATTGGAAAAGTTGCCTTTGCAGAAAGAAGCCGCTGCGCTTAAACCTTTGGCTGACAAAGCAAGGGCATCTGCAAGAGCAAGATTTCAAATGCTTGAAAAAGACCCCGCCATGAAAGCGGCTGTAGAAGATTCTGTTCCCGCAGATAAGTTTATTGACAAGTTTGTGGTCAATGGCGTGAACAAGAACATCAACACAATGGTTGAGCATTTGGGCAGAGACTCACCCGCCCATCAGCACATGGCTGCGGGAACTGTCAACTGGTTAAAAGACAAGGCAGGGATTGTTGACGAAACTGGCAACTTTAGCCAAGCGGGTTATAACAAGGCTCTCAAGCAATTAGATGATGTTCAAAACCTGAACATGATTTTTAACCAAGAGGCGGCATCCCAACTCAAGACTTTGGGAAATGTGGCACGATATACCCAAGCACAGCCCCGTGGTGCGTTTGTAAACAATTCCAATACATTGGTGGGTGCGCTTGCTGAAAAAGCGTCTAAAGGCGTTGCTATGGGCGTGGAAAGCGGTTTGAACTTGGCAGTGCCAGGCTTGCAGCTTGGAACTTCTGTAATGGAAATGAGAGCAAGACGAGCCGCAGAAGCACAAACCGAAAAAGCACTTGAAACGGGCGCTGGCATTAAGCAAACTGGCAAAAACAAAGTTCAAGATTTGGGGAAATAATGTCTGATATTGATTTGGTCAAATATGGCGTTCTTTGGCAAAAGGTCGAATCTATGGAGGCCAAGATCGACAAGTTAGAAGCCAACATGGAAATCTTGATTGCTTTGGCTAACAAAGGTCGTGGCGGCTTTTGGATGGGCATGGCACTTGTTTCAGGCGTTTCTACTGTTATGGGGTACTTCAGTAGTTATTGGACAAAATGATTGATCCAATCACAGCTTTAGCGGGGCTACAGACTGCAATCAGCGTAGTCAAAAAAGCCAGTAAGGTTGCAAATGATCTTGCTGGTTTAGCCCCATCTATCGCCAAGATGTTTGACGCTAAGAGCGTTGCAACAAAGGCGATGCTTGAAGCCAAACGATCTGGCAACAAATCAAACTTAGGTACTGCGCTTCAAATCGAGATGGCTTTGGATGAGGCAAAGCGTTTTGAGGCTGAATTGATGTTGTTATTCCAAGCCACTGGTCGTGCAGACGTATGGCAAAAGATCAAAGAACGCCAACAGCAAATGGACATTGAAGATGCTCATTTAGCTAGGCAAGCCAAGGCAGAAGATAAAAAAAGAAAAGAAGAAGAAGAAGAATATATGGCATGGGCGATTGGTGTTGTTGTGATCGTGATGCTCCTTGGCGCAGTTGGTTGGGGCATTGCTGAGATACAAGATTTGTGTGCCAAAACAAGGTGTGGTAGGTGAATGAGTACCAAAAGCAATTTGACCTATTCCTCAAAGTCTTTGTCAGGCTTTGCATTGCTTGGTGGGTGCTTGGATTTCTCAAGTTTTTGCCTGATGATCTGTCAGACAAGATCGTGAATAAGCTACTTGGAATGATTGGTTTATGAGTGACGAGAAGCCATCAGATGTATTGAGCAAGGTGCTGTCTTATGTGGATAGCCCGTTCAAGCTGTTTGCGCTGATACTGATGGCGGTGTTTGCTTTTGCAGGGTACTTTGTTTGGCAGAACCAATCTTTTTTATTTGATGCCTACAAAGAAAACAAAAAACTCCCAACGATTGCAGAAGAAAGGGCAGAAGATGTTGCAGCGCATTTGTTTAAAAACACTGATGCAACAGTCATTGCCATTTTCAAAGTAAATCCTTTATTTGGGACAAGGGTTCTGTTTCGTGCCTATACCCGTGAGGGCAGAGACAAAACGCATGATGGTTTAGATGTTGGTTTATTCACGCAGAGTTCAGCCAATAATCGTGATGTGATTGCATTGATGGCGAATGAGATACCATGTAGTGAATACACTGTGGCTCAAAGTGAGATCGGGCTTTGGTACATTGAGAAAGGCGTTACCTTTGGATGCCGTGTGAGTGTGCCGCCAGAGCAAGGTCGGTTTGTTGGGCAAATCACTGTTGGGTGGGACAAAGAACCCAAGGACTTGAACAAGGCAATTAGTATGTTGCAAATTGCAAGTAATATATTGAGTAAAAGCAAACAGTAAAGGATTACCATGCTGACACTACTTTCAACCCTAATCTCATTCCTGATGGGTGGATTGCCTAAGATTTTGGAATTCTTCCAAGATCGATCAGATAAGAAGCATGAGTTAAACCTTGCCCAGATGCAGATCACCCGTGAGTTAGAACTGCGTAAAGCGGGGTTTGAAGCACAGGAAAGAATTGAACACATCAAGTCAGAACAGTTGGCTACTGAGAGCGCAGCCAACACTACTCAGGTTTTGATTGGGGCGCAACAGGCTGAAATGCAAGCCCTCTATGCCCATGACACAAGTTTGAATGAGGGTACATCCACATGGATGAAAAACCTTAGAGCAAGTGTGCGCCCTGTCATTACTTACGGGTTCTTTTTCCTGTTGTTGTTTATTGACATTGGCCTATTTGCTTATGGCTGGAATCGTGGTGTGCCGTTCACCGAGTTGGCTGAAATGCTTTGGGACTCTGACACCCAAGCCTTGTTTGCTTCAATCATTGCTTTCCACTTTGGTGGTCGGGCTTTTGGCAAATGAACATCTCAGACAAGTGCTTGCACATGATTCGCCATCACGAGGGCGTGAGGCAGAATCCCTATAAATGCCCTGCAAAGCTGTGGACTGTAGGGGTGGGTCATGTGATGTTTCCAGAGCAAGGCAAACTCAAGATAGATCAGCGGGATGCCTTTGTGCCACCGCCAGAGGCCATGCGAAAACACTCAATGGAGGAAGTTGATGCAATACTTAGGGCAGACCTTACTAGGTTTGAGAAAGGCGTGGCTACTTATTGTCCTGTGCCTCTTACTCAAGGACAGTTTGACGCACTGGTTTCATTTTCTTTCAATGTAGGGCTTGGCACACTCCAGAGGTCAACCCTGCGCCAAAAGGTACTTAGGGGAGACATGGAGGGCGCTGCCGAGGAACTTCTAAAGTACTGCATGGCTGGCGGCAAAGTTCTCAAAGGCTTGCAAAAGCGCAGAATTGACGAAAGAGCATTATTTTTCAGTTGAGTTCTGTCGCAAATGTTTGCCTGTCAAACGCATGATCCAACAAGTTTGGCAAATCCACTTATGCCCCATATCAACCCCTCCCTCTGGCGGCTTTGTCTCATCACATTTATTACAAGTTCGTAATCTATGAACAGGCTGATTTCCGCCTAATTCGATTGGGTACATTGCCACTCTCTTTCACTTCTGCCTGAGTTGGATTTGACTGTGTTGCCTGTCAATTCAATCAAGCCCATTATTTTCATTTCGTTGAGCCGCCTAGCAACTTGATTGCTGTCCAGATTGGTACAAGCTGAGATGCCATCCTTGCCTAGTGGCCCGTGTGTTTGGAGACACTCTAAGATTGTCTGATGGTGTTGGGTGGCGGCTTCCTTGATGGAATCTGCCGCCTGAAACGATGTTAGGGGATCATTTGCCCTGACTCTTGGGAATTCGGGCATGGCAAAAATTTTCTTAAATGCGTCTTTATAGTCCATGATATTTCCTAAATAGGTGGGGTACTCGCTGCTTCCTTAGCCCCGAACGATTTCTCTTCGGTCATTACCAACAAGCGCATTCGGCATCCGCTTTCCCCCGTTAATTAAAAATCGATGTCATCATCCTTTGGCAAGCCTTTGTAATCATCTTTAGGCTTTGGTTCATTCATGTATGCCCAACCATTCCATCCACCATCGATAAGCGGAATCATGTCAAGTTTGAGCATCGGGCCGTTCTTGGTCTCAATGACCGAGCCGATGTTTTGATAGCGGGATTTCTCCACACCATCTTTGTTTTTGTATTTACCTGAAACAATGGTAATTTCGTAAAGTTTAGACATTTTTTATTTCCATAAGTTGAGCAATTTTGATGTCAAGTTCATTCAAGAATTTGACAATTTCTTCTTCCATTAGTCTGATATACATATTGTCCCTTGGGACACGTTTAACAAACAATTGAAGTTCCTCTGGCAGACGATTGTCAAAAGACACAAAGTCACACCACTGTCGCCCTGTGCAAGCCATCTGAAACTGCATCTGGGTGTTGTACTTGCCTGGCACTGATTGACTAAGCAAAGTCTCAATGTGCGTGGCTGTGTTGGGGCATTTGATCTCTAAGAGGCCATCCTCACCAACCAAGCCATCAGGAGAAGCGCCAGCCATGATTATTGAGGGATGGGGTACAAACCCCACTTCATCAACCAAAACATCCTGTAAAGCCTCATAAGCGGCTCTGGCAAGGGGTTCTGTGTCTGTGCCATGTTGCATGGCAGCGTTCGTAAAACTCTCACCCTTTTGACCCGTTAGGCGTTCACACACCAACTGAGCCATGTAGTTATCACGAGTTGCTGAATAGCCCGTCTTTGTCTTGGCGAGAACGTCAGCTACACGAGATGCGGTGACTTTGCCAATTCGGACTTGAAACCAAGATTCCGAACCCTGATCCATCATTTCAATCATGATTTCATGCTCCTTATGTAAACGCTAAAACTGTCTAAAGTGTCTTGACCAAAGGCGGTCATCTTCTGAATCTCTTTTGCCACTTCCTCAAGCACCTGATTGCGCTGTGAGGGTGAGACATAAACATCCCAATGGTATGGTTGACCACTCTTTTCTATTTCTTGTCCTAGTCTATAAACTTCATACA